GCCACCTCTAGGATAGATTGCCTGAGCAAACCCGCAGTTTGTCTATACCCTTTGTAATAAAACGACTCTTCGAGTCGTAGGGCGGTAGCCAAATCTTTCGGGGACGACAAAGAACTCAGTAAGGTCTTAAACCTTACCGGCGTAACTTCTACACCCTTATAGGCGTGCAACCCGCACGATTCTCGGAAATAGCCGTGGCTAAAGCTCTTATCGGTGTTAATTTTCATTCCGAACAGAGGCAAGTAGTCATAAATGGCTTGAACACAGCTACGGCGAACAATAATATCATCACCATAGACGTATACATCCCGAGTATTATTCCGTGCGATCGAGGAGTGTTGTAGAATGGCCTTTATAATAGAAAAATGTACTAGGGCCATAATGGGGAAACAGATAGCCGATCCCATCGGTGCGATTTTGTTAACGGGCATCTCTTCAATGAATTTGACGCCCCGCACTTTTGGTAAGGAAACCGACCTTGTCGAGCAAGCTTCAATCGCTTTTAAAAGCTCTTTATTCTCGCCGAACAAGTAACAAACCAGCTTGCGAGAGATCCGATCGGAAGCGGAAGACATATCAATCGTCGCCCACTCACCCGAAATAGACCCCTTTAAAGCTAGTTCTCGGTTAACCAACTGTGATGTAAAATTCACATACCCTTTAGTTACAGGGTGGCTCTCAACGCGCTTGTATAACGCACGCCGTAACGCCTGTTGGTGCCACTGAACCTCGTTCTCCTCAATGCAAATCCCCCTCATTTTCGTAAACGTTTTAGGAACGAATTTAAAACGTGAAGAGGGACTGTGGTCAGACACAAGTAATGTTTTCGTGTCTTTTGGTATCCGCCTGCCAATCCGCAAGGAGCGGGGGTGATCTTCCCACCATTTACAACCCTCCCTCTGGTTTCTTACGAAATCAGGAGGGGCATAAGGAGGTTTAAACCACTCGTCAGGATTAAAAACTGACATTAGCTCGTCGTACCACACGCTCGGACGAAAACGATGCGCGTGCTTCACGGGGTGATTACATGCGCCAGGGCCTGGCCTCGGACGGAAGTCCTCAGCTTGCTCTGGGTCAAATGGGTTTAACCCATCTAAAACGTGCCCAATTAACTTACGGGCATCGCGTGCAATATCCC